GAAATCAGCGAGAAGAGCACCACAGTTCTCAAAGAGATAATAAAGAGACAAAATTATACCCTGTATATTCAAGAAAAACCTTGGATATACAGGGTTTTTCTTTGTTTGAAATTCTGTCTGATTTTGCTTACTAGTAACAAGATAGTAACATACTAGTAACAAGAGATTAGCTGTCTTGTGCAAGACTTTTGTTGTCTTGTGCAAGACACTTTCTGATATCTAATTTTGTCCTACAATGTATAATTCTTCCGTCCTTGAAATAAACATCATAGCCGTCATGAGTATTGCCGTTTATAGTTAAAATCTTATCTCTTGATTTTTCTGCAAGCTGCATATTATCAAATAGTCCTTCCTGATCCTTGTTGATTAAAAATAAAAAATACTTATTCATAGACATTCCTTTATCTGATGCAAGGTTTTTAATAACCTCTTTCATACCCTTTGGCACAGAAAAATTTATTCTCTCATAATGTTCAGCATTAAATTGATTCTTGTAATTTGTCCTATCCATATTTAACCTCAAATCTTATTTATAGCTTCAAGTTTATTTGGTAGATCTATATGAGTATATACTACCTGTGTCACATTCTGCCCTTTATGGCCAACAATTTGCTGTATTATTCTTTCGTCAACTCCGGCTTCAGTCAAAAGAGAGATACAAGTATGTCTTGTACAGTGCGGAGTATATTTAAGTGACAGAGCATCCATTATCGGTCTCCAATAGGAGTCGTAAAAATTCCTGTATAAAAAATGCCTGCCATCAGGTGTACATATAAGATAATCACTTTTCTTTGATATCCAGGACTCAAAGAAAGGTACTATCTTTTCAGCTATCGGTACTTCTCTTATACCTGCAGATGTCTTGGATTCCTTCACGTAGAACCACCGTTCATCAAGATGTACATCTTCTTTCTTCAGATCCAGCAGTTCACTAATCCTTAGGCCTGTATATATAAGCATGAGTGCGGCAGATATATACTCATTGGAGTCTGAAGCATTCCAAAGTGATTTGATAGCGTTCTTGCTAAAAGGCTTACGATCATAAGCGTTCGGATTACCGGCATTATTGATATCAACATATTTGATAATCTCTCTTTTATCCGGGGTGATAATCTCATGTACTACTGCATATTCCCACATCAAAGACCATAGGTTTCTAAGATTCCTTAAAGTAGGTGTGTTCTTTCCGGACTGATCCACTACAGCCTGCAGATGACTAAGCTTAATATCTTTGAAAGTCATATTATCTAATGCAGAGCATATAGAGTATGCAGCCTTATATCCATTTGCATTCTTTATAGTTTCATAATGCTTATCGGACCACTTGTCATATACTTCTTTAAATGTAATTGTATCAGCCTTTAAGTCATAAGGATTCTCATTGTATGCGGTGAGAGCAGATAAGGCTTCAGCTCTGGTAGCATAGTAGCCTATAAATTGATAGATCGGGTGACATTGCATAGTATCTTCTATAGTTTTCCAGCCTACTGTCTTTCTTGCAGCCCAGGGCTTTCTTCTTTTTCCAGACAGCTTATATACCGATCCAAAAGAGTTGGGTAATCTCATAAACGTTCCTTTCTTAAAAATGAGTACAAAAATAACAGCCATTGCAAAAACGGCTGCTATTATGGTACAATATAACTTGTTCAGGGCATATTGTAGTGAGCAACAGCTTGCAATAGTATGTTTGCCACTTGGTATTAGCGTACCGGGTGGCTTTTTTAATTAAACAATCAGGACCTGATACCTTACAAATTACTTGATGGTCTTATGCTTTACTTGTGTAATACAAGTTCTCAGTTCTATAATATTCTATTTTTTATTAGTATTTATTAAATACTGTAGAACTTCAGGGTGAGCCGGATCAATAGTAAAAGTTGTTAAGTCATAGGATCCATTTGATTTTGTAAATACATACTCAATTAGTGGTGTATTATCTTGATTGAGGAATCTGATATATAAATACTGATAAGGAATATCGTATGTAGTTAATATTGTTGGGAGTAGTCTCCATGCACTAACCATACTATTTTGTATGGTCTTTACACTATCGGCTGTAGAGTCTTTCTTGGATAGAACAACACACTGGATGTACTGATTATCAGAACTTGCAAATGTAGAACAACTACCGAAAGCGGTTTCTGCCCAAGATTGAACAGCAGTAAGAGGTTTGCTATCATTAAGTTCCTTATTGACTCTATCCAGCTTTTCAGCAGCTGCACTTGATTCTAAAGCCTCTTTTTCAGCAACTACAGATTCATATTCTTCTTTTGATACTGTTTGCGAACAAGCTGTTACGCTAAGCATGCTAAGTGCCACAATTATACAAAGTTTTTTCATGTTATTTTTCCCTTTCATAAATGCAATATCCACCTATACCTTTCCTAATACCTTACCTATTACTTGAATTTCTTTAAATTCTGCAGGTTTGATAGTCTTATACTTTTGATTATGTGATATAAGCCCACCTTTACCAAGTTCCTTTATATATACTTCAGAGCCGTTTATCATAAAAATGCCGACATCACCGATGTCAAGTGAAGCCATTTTCTTAACATACACCTTATCACCGTCATAGAAAGTAGGTTCCATACTGTCACCGCTTACCTGTATGATAAAGTCCGCTCCGGGACAGAGTGGAGCTTGTACTGTTTCTATGTCTATATCAGTCATAAAAGAAGTAGCTCCGGCACTTGCACCGCCAAGCACATAAGGATACATACAGAGAGAAGTTATAGTCTTATAAGGTGTTTTCTCTTCCTGTATGATAGTAACATTTTTATTATCAGTAACTCTTTCATATTCCTTATCAAGTACCAATGTAACAAGCTCTTTACCGTGATCATCAAGATTGCGGTATTTTTTTAATATAATATCTTCAATATTGCTTGAATTATCATTGGTAGCCATATCATCTTGATATAAGTAATTTGCATCACATTTTAGTGCTGACAGTATTTTGTACATCAATTCAATTTTTGGAACACTAACTTCATTCTCATAGTTTGCAATAGCTGATGCTGATACTCCAATTGCTTCTGCTAAATCAGCACGAGATAAGTTCAACTCAGCTCTTTTTTCTTTTATTCTCGACCCTATACTCAATAGAACGATCCTCCTTTCGTATAAAGAAAGTATAACAAAGTTGTTTGATAAGTCAATAGATATATTGCAAGTTTCTTGTAAAAAACTATTGACTTACAAAGAAACTTGTAATAACATAAGGATATCTACAAGAAACTTGTAAGAAAAGAGAAAGGAGAATAAAGTATGGGTGACTATGAAAAGATGTTGGACAACATAAGGTCAATTATAAATGACAAGGGAATGAAACATAGTGTAGTTGCAGAGCGAGCAGGTTTTACACCACAAGAGTTTAGCAACATGATGAATGGAAGGAAGACATTAAGGGCTGAGTATATACCGGATATAGCAAAAGCTATGAGGGTAGATCCTAATACAGTCTACTTTTATGAGGAGTACAAGAGAGAGGAAAAGGCAAGTTAGAAGAGAAAATGGAGTTCACGAAAGAGTATAAAGAGATATTGTCAGGTGGTCAGGAAATGACTGTAAAGATTACAGCAACTATAGAGGGAAAGATTGCGGATATAAAGGAACCTTTGCATATAGTTGCTGAAATACCAAGAAGATTTACACCTAATTTTTATTTGGCACTTGCCGATAGATTATCAGAAGAAAACTGATATTAGTGATTATAGTTCAGGAGGTAAAGTGAGTAACAAAAAAGATGAAGAAGTGGTGATTGTAACTCCTAATGTTGAGGAAAAAGATATGGTAGTACTCACAAATAGTAAGGAGTGCATGGATAAACTGATGGATATAGGTGGGTTTCCATTAACAGAGGATGGAGGGTTTCAGGTATCAGGTGATAGACATAAAGAAATTGCTCCAATGTATGTTTGTATGTTTAAAAACCAGCCTTTAAATGAAAAGCTTGGAATAAGAGAACTTACAAAGGAGCAAATGGATTACTTAAGACAGTTTTGGAACTTTTAAAGGGAAGCGACCTTTTAAGCACCCTAAAATAGTGTAATCAGCTTGATAACTGGAAGTGACAGTAGTGACAACACCCCAACCAAGGTCAGTGAATAGTTTAATGCGATATTCCATTTCTTCAGGAGTGGAGTGTTCAACCTTTATCAAAGCATCATAATCATGGTCTTTAAATATCATAGTGTTTCTCCTTTCTAATTACTCGGCTTAGCAGAGCCTGTAAGAATAGTTTAGGAGATAGATGGCTAAAAGTAAATTGATTAAGACAGAAAAATATGAGTGCATTTATGAGAGAACAAACGTGAAAAGAGGTGAGATTTTGAATGATCTGAAGATTATAGAGCAGAGGGAAGTGTTAGGCAAAGAGTTCAGAATATATGGAGATTTTGAAAACCCGTTATTCGTAGCCGTAGATGTTGCAGAGTGGATTGAACATAGCAACACAACGGAAATGCTAAAAGGGATAGATGATGATGAAAAGCTGACCTCAATAATTCTTAGGGCAGGTCAAAGAAGAATGGTGGCTATGCTAACGGAAGACGGATTGTATGAGGTTCTAATGCAGAGCAGGAAACCAATAGCTAAGGAATTTAAGAAAGAAGTTAAACAGATTCTTAAAACTATCCGCAAACATGGCTTATACGCCACAGACGAATTGCTGGATAATCCAGATTTAATCATACAGATGGCAAGCAAGCTTAAAGAAGAGAGAGAAGCAAGGGAAGTATTAGAGGCTGAAAATGACATAATGAAGCCAAAGGCGCTATTTGCTGATGCAGTATCGGCAAGCCACACATCTATATTAGTCGGCGACCTTGCAAAGCTACTCAGGCAAAATGGTATTGATATAGGAGCGCATCGACTCTTTGAAAAATTGAGAGAAAAAGGCTTTTTGATGAAGTCGGGCAGTAGTAAAAATATGCCGACTCAGGCATCTATGGACAGGGGACTCTTTGAGATAAAAGAGGGCAGTTATATCAACGGTGACGGAGTAAATGTTGTCACCAAAACCACAAAGGTCACAGGCAAGGGGCAAGTCTACTTTGTGAATCTTTTCTTAGGAAAGAATAAGGGGTAATTATGAAAACAGACAATAGAATAATCCGAAACAATGGAACAGAGTTAATAAGGCTTATTGATAAAGCTATAAGTTGTTGTAGATGGAGAGCTAATTTCGCTCTGTCAAATGCAAGTGATTATAGATCATGGAAAGAAAAGAAGAAAGTATTGGAAGATGCATTAGAGATAGTGAAAGAAATTAGAAATGCGATCTAAGGAGTTGTTGAATGACAATAAATGAAGCGGAAGAAATATTTAAGTCTAACAATGATTTTCAAAAGACAGTAATGGAGAGCAGGATTCCTGCATACGTTCTGTTTATGCATTTTCTAAAAAGAGGCTTAATAAATAAGCATAGTCATATAGAGTTTGCGTCTGAAAGTATGAAAAAAGGAGTTGCAGCAGAAGAGTTGTTTCAAAAACTTGTACCGAAAGCGGTTGATATAAACAGCAACTTTAAAATGAACAATCCTACATATGACTTTGTGTACGACGGACTGACAATAGATGTGAAGTATAGTTCTTTTTTAACGAGGAACGGTAATGAGTATTGGGGCTTTAGAAATTCTGAAGCCGATATAATAGTTGCCTTTTTAGAGAGAAAAAAAGGAAGCGAACTGAACAATCCTTACATCCTTTTTATACCGACAAGGATAATAGCAAATAAAAACTTTCATATAACAAAGAACGGCAATTATTTTAGCAGCTTTAGAATACCGAAAGGCAAATGTTCGGAAATGCTGCAGTATTATGCAACGCTCAAAGATATGGGGATGCTTAGTGTAGCTATATAAAAAGCTGTTTGATATCAGGGAAACAGAAATAATGTGAGGAAAGAAGGATGAAAGGAATAAATGCCGAGGGAGTTTACAAAGGATGACTTACTGAAAGATTACTATAAGGAATGGATTTATGTATATAAAGAAGGTGCTATCAAAGAATGTACATTATCAAAGTACAAAATGAGTCTTTTCTGGGTTGAGAAGATAGCTCCTGATCTGAAGTTGTGTAATGTTTCAAGAGTAACATATCAGCAAATCATCAATGAATATGCAAAAGAACATGAGAGAAATACCACTATGGACTTTCATCACCAATTAAAGGGATGTGTCTTGGATGCAGTTGATGAGGGCTTTATACCAAGAGATCCGACAAGAAAGGTCATAATAAAAGGAAAATTGCCGGGGAGTAAGAAGATAAAGTACTTGAACCAATTTGAGTTACAAACTCTTTTAAAAAGTTTGAAACTTGGAGAAGAGGTAAGTTGGGACTGGTTCATTCTGCTTCTTGCAAAAACCGGAATGAGATTTTCTGAAGGTTTGGGAATTACGCCAAGGGATTTTGACTTTGCACATCAGACATTAAGTATAAACAAGACATGGAATTATAAAGAGGGTGGTGGATTTACAACCACAAAGAACAAATCTTCGGTAAGAAATATACAGTTGGATTGGCAGTTGATAATGCAGTTTGCAAACCTTGTAAAAGGCCTGCCTGAAGATGAACCTATATTCGTAAAGAAAGATATGAATGTATATAACTCTACAGTAAATGACTTGTTGCTCAGATATTGTAAAAAGTTGGATATACCTGTGATCGCGGTACATGGATTGCGTCATACACACGCTTCTATTTTGTTATATGCCGGTGTATCCATTGCCAGTGTGGCAAGAAGGCTTGGACATGCAAGTATAACCACAACACAAAAGACTTATCTGCATGTTATTCAAGAGTTGGCAAGTCAGGACATAGATATTGTAATGAGATCACTATCTAACTTGGTATAAGGATAGGAAAAATGGAGTAAGTATATGAGAAGTGGTAACGAAAATAGGATATCGGTAGAACAGGCTGCAAAACTTCTTGGAGCGTCACCGCAGTTCATAAGAATTGGGCTGCAGCAGGGGAAACTTGACTTTGGTATGGCTGTAAAGATGTCAAGGTATTGGACATATGTCATTACCAAGCAGAAGTTTGAGGAAAAAACGGGAATAAAAGTAGATTAAAAAGTTGAAATAGCAAAGAGGGTAAGAACAAGGAGTAAAAGATGGAAAGAAAAGAAAAAATAGAAGTACCTGAGGTATTTGATAATAACAATGATGACAGTAAGTTTGTGCTTATAGAAAGAACTACACTGGATCAGCTTGTAGAGTGCAGTGAAAAGATTGAGACTGCAAGAGTTATCTTTGAAAGAGTAACAATAGGCATAGCAGTGTTGGTGGCCGGGGTGCTTATGGGGATGCTGTGGCTATGAGTAGTGGAAGGAGAGAAATTGGGACAGGTATGTAGTTGGGTAGATGATACTTATAAAATTGAAGATTTGAAAAAGACCGCAAGGTCTGTAACTAAAGGAACAATATTGAAAAAGTATATCGGGAGTGTATGGCATCAGATCAATGAAACGAAAGGCTACGAAAGTCAGTTCTATATAGCGAATGTAACTGACAGAGGGCATCATGATGAGTTTGATAACGTTCCGGTATTCATAACTAAGATGGATAGGGAGTTTAGAGATGCTTTTAACAGAAACAGCAAGTTCTAAGCCTGATGATATAAAAAATGAGCCTGTGACAAAGACAGGCTCATAATGCTAAAAAGCATCAACTAAACAGTATTTATTCTATGCTTTTTGGTCTTAAAAGTCAAGAAAAATCTGGGGTAAAACCCCTTTGACTGCTTGATTAAAATATTAAACTTACGACTAAGGGGTGTAGAAAAATGTATGTGAAAAAAACTTATAACTTAGGAAAGCATAAAGACATAATAGAGGTTCATAATTTTTATCCGGGCAATTATGGAGCACCCGGGAAAAAGAGGGAGAAAAAAGAGAAGGCATCTCCGGAGGTGATAAAAAAACAGAACCATGCAAATAGAGTAAGAAAAATACAAAGATTGATATTGGGTAATTTCAGAGCAGGGGATTGGCATATCGTACTTAAGTATAAAAAAGAACTGCGACCTGATGACTTCAAAGAGGCCAAGGAGCAGTTGAGTACATTTTTTAAAAAGGTGAGACTGGAGCTGAAGAAGTACTCAATAAGCTTTAAGTACATAGGAGTTACTGAGATGGGTAAAAAGGGCAATGCCTTACATCATCACATCATAGTTGAAAACATCACTGTTCCGGTAAATATGCTTCATCTTATAAGAAAACATTGGGAGTATGGCCATATTGCCCTTACTGATTTATACGAGGAAGGAGCGTATCAGAGATTGGCCGAATATATAGTGAAAGCTGAGACAAAGGATCCTGAAGGCAAGTCTAGTTATAAGCGCAGCAGAGGTAATCTGATAGAGCCACAGGCAGAAAGCAAGATAATGCTTAGGAAGTCATGGCCAAAAGAACCGAAGGCAAAGAAGGGATATTACATAATAGCCGACAGTGTAGTTTCGGGTGAGAATCCTGTTACAGGTTATCCGTATCAGAGATATATGATGCAAAGACTGCCTAAGATCGGATGTGCAGGAAGAGAGGAGAAAGAGTGGATACAGAGTGTAGAGTCAATATTTACATAACAACATCCATACGAGGACCGGCAAGGAAGAATGGTGGATATGGATATGTCATAGAATTTATAAAAAAAGACGGTAGTCCTATTACCAGGAGTGGAGTTGGCTATGAGATAAAGGCTACAGAAAACAAGCTTGTATTGATGGCATTAAAAGCGGCACTCAAAAGACTTACTAAAAGTTGTTCAGCCTTAGTATTTACTAAGTGCGAGTATGTTTTGAGCAGTTATAAAAATGAATGGATTTCTGAGTGGAAAAAGAATGATTGGACTAATGCAAGAGGTGTAAAGCTTAGTAATTGGGAGCTTTGGAGGGATATATCGGAGTTATCCACATTGCATGATATATCTTTTGCGAGTTCCGGCACTGCAAATCCTTATGAAATGTGGATAAGTGACAGCATAAGAAAGGTGGAGCATGAAAACTGAGAAAGACTTAATAAATACTAAGCATGAGAGCGATTCGGGAGGTATTTCCAAAATGGAAAAATCTAAGAAAAGAAGTGTTTCTTTTACGGTGTATGGAAAGCCTATAGGTAAGCAAAGACCGAAGTTTGCAAGGAAGCATGGAAGTGTAATGACGTACACTCCTAAAGAGACTGTAAACTATGAAAATCTTGTAAAGATATCATACCCGGGCGGAGTAAAGCTGGAAGGTGCCATAGTTGCCAATATAAAGGGATACTTTGCAGTACCGAGATCAGTAAGCAAAAAGCAAAGGGAAAGGATGTTGTCAGGAGAAGTCAAATATACAAAGAAGATTGATAGTGACAATCTGGCCAAGTCCATATTGGATGCATTGAATCACATTGCTTATGATGATGATTCGCAGGTGTGCTGCCTTACGGTAAGTAAGCAATATGCCGAGATAGAGAGAGTGGAAGTGGAACTTAGGGAAATATAGTAAGTTGATTTGAGTTATTTTGAGATTAAGGAGTTAAGCGAATGAGTATAACAAGAATAGAGTTTTTAGATTTGGCAAATGAATGTGTATGCGGTGACAGAAACCTGCAGTATGGAGAACCGGAGGATAACTTCTCAGATATAGCCAAGTTATGGAGTTCATATCTTGATATAGATATAGGACCAGAGGATGTAGCAATAATGATGTGCCTCTTTAAGATTGCAAGATTGAAAAGCAGCTGCTACGAAAGTAAAGACAGCTGGGTGGATCTGATAGGATATGCCGCTTGCGGTGGTGAAATAGCTTTGAGGAGTACAGAAGATGAGAAATAACTTAAAGCATAATTTTGAAGGTTATGTGGACAGTACAGCTTACAAGGCAATACAGTCTGTAAGTGCTGAAGAAAAGAAGTTGGCCATACAGTCAGACCATGACAAGCTGATAATGCATTTGAAGTACATGATAGAGCTTGCAGGTTTTAGACTGTCGGACAGGATCAGGCTTGTACATAAGGTTACAGGTAGGAAGTTTGACTAAGATTAGGGAGTAAAGGGGATGGATTACAAACAGGAAATAATCAATAAGATAAGAGATATGTCAAAATACTATTCCGGTCATCAGGTTTTTAGAGATTGGATAGAGGTATACGCTTTAGCAATAGCAAATGTCTGTGAACCTGAAGGTACAGTGGTTTGGAATAAAAGGGAGCAGCAGTATTTAAACACAATAAGTAAATACCAGGCTGCAGAAGTGGACGGTTTTGCAGAGCTTGGAGGGTTGCTTACATTAGCACTTGAAAAAGATATGTCGGATATCCTAGGAAGTGTATATATGGGCATAGAGACAGGCAACAAAGCCACAGGTCAGTTCTTTACGCCAGACAATATAAGTCAGTTGGCAGCAAGGTTGCTGGATGATGAAGTAGTATCAACCGATATGCCTATAAAGCTATATGAGCCTGCATGTGGCAGCAGTGGGATGATTATTGCATATGCAAAGGCTTTGAGAGATAAGGATATAAATTATCAAAGGCTTCTTGATATAAAAGCTTCCGATATAGATTTTGCATGTGTATATATGAGTTACATACAGCTGTCACTGCTTGGAATCAAGGCGGTTATTGCAAGACAGGACAGCTTGCTTGGAGAAAAAGTTCCGCAGGAGCATATATTTGTGACTCCGGCAAGGAAGGGGATGTTACTATGAAAGATGAACTTATAGATAAAATCATAATGGCATTGGCAGCAGATGTTGATATGGATATCGGAGAGCTAAAATCTAAGCTATATATAGCTATGAACGGATATAATGTGAGCCTTGAAAGTACTGAAATTGTGGTAAGAGAGGAAAATAAAAATGAGTGGCTGTTCAAGAAATTTATAATGGCTAAAACTGTCCAGGGACTTACAGAAAGAAGTATAGACTTATACTCAAAAGAAATACCTAAGATTTTAAGAAAGATAGGAAAGTCTGTGGAGCAGGTAACTGCAGATGACATTTTGTATTATCTTGCAATAAGAGAGTGTAAAGATAAATGTAGCAAAGTTACTTGTAAAAATGAATTGAAATACTTAAGTTCATTTCTTGGATATTTGTCTGTTGAAGGATACATACAGAATAATCCGGCTAAAAAAGTAGGCATAATAAAAATTGAAAAGAAAAAGATGAAAGCCTTTTCAGATATAGAAGTAGCTAAGATAAGACAGGGATGCAAGAATTCTAAGGAAAAGGCAATAGTAGAGATATTATTGAGTACCGGATGTAGAGTAAGCGAGCTTGTAAATATAAAAACTTCAGACATTGAAATGAATAAGATAATTGTAAAAGGCAAAGGTAATAAGGAGAGAATAGTTTATTTAAATGCTACAGCCACTTTAGCATTGGATGAGTATATAAAGGAATTGCCGGAACTTAAGAACCAATATCTTTTCCCTAAAATGAAAATGGCAACAGAGGGATTTAAAAAGGGAATATTAAGAGGAGACTGCTACAAATTTGTGGAAAACTATGAGAAAGAAGGGCATATGGATATAGGCTCAGTACAGTCATTAGTCAGAAAACTTGGAAAAAGAATAGGAGTGAGTGATGTTCATCCTCACAGATTTAGGCGTACATGTGCAACAATGGCACTAAAAAGGGGAATGCCAATAGAACAAGTCAGTAAAATGCTTGGACATGAGCAGCTTACAACTACACAGATATATCTTGATCTTGATGAGAGAAGTCTGGAGATAGCACATGAGAAATATGTGCTGTAGCAGGAGTGAAAGCACATGAACTATAAAACAATATGGAAAGAAAGGAATATTAAGGAGAAAACAATGAAGAATACACTATCAGATTTAAACAACTATTTATTTGAGGCTATTGAAAGAATTACCGATGATGAACTGACGGATGAAGCTCTGGATAAAGAAATAAAAAAGAGTGAGGCTGTGCAGAAAATAGCAAAGACCATTATAGAAAACGGACATCTTGCATTGAATGCACAGAAGCATATTGATGAATGTGGAAGAAAAGAAAGCGTCAACTTACCTATGTTTGGAATTGAAAAGAATGCAAATTAGATATACAGCTGAGGAAAAGGCGTTTTTAAGGTCTTTCATCCCGGGGCATTTTTCATGCGAAGTACAAAGAGCTTTTGAAGAGAAGTTTGGACATCGTATAACTTGTTCACAGATAAAGTGCTTTAAGGGTAATAACAAAGTCCGATCCGGAATGGATACAAGATTTAAAAAGGGAACTGTTCCACCTAATAAAGGCAAGAAAATGAGTGCGGAGCAATATGCCAAGTCCAGTAGGACTATGTTTAAAAAAGGAGGTATACCACAGAATTACAGACCTGTAGGAAGTGAGAGAGTGAATGTTGACGGATACATTGAAATAAAGATTGCAGATCCGAGCAAATGGGAGCTGAAGCACAGGTTTGTTTGGGAAGAAAGCAATGGTAAAATCCCTGCAGGTATGAATCTGATATTCAAGGATAATAATCCTTTGAATGTTAAACTTGATAATTTAATGTTGGTTACCAGAGCTGAAAATATGATAATCAATCATGCCGGGGCAAATATGTATAAAGGTATAGAAAAAGAAGTGGCCGTAAATGCTATAAGGCTTAAAAAGCTGATAAAAGAGAAGATATTAAAAAATAAAAAGAAAGAGGATAAAAATGAACAGAGCAATATTGATGGGTAGACTGACAAGAGATCCGGAAGTGAGATATTCAAGTGGTGAGAAATCCATGGCAATTGCAAGATATACACTTGCAGTAGATAGCGGTTTTAAGCGTGGAGGAGATTCGACTGAACAGACTGCAGATTTTATACCATGCATTGCATTTGATAAAGCCGGGGAATTTGCAGAGAAATATTTTAGACAAGGAATGAGGGTATTGATTTCAGGTCGTATTCAGACAGGAAGCTATACAAACAAGGAAGGCCAGAAGGTTTATACAACTGAGGTTATTATAGATACTCAGGAGTTTGCAGACAGCAAGGGCGAAAATACCGGAGGAGGAAGAAGTAAGAAGCAAGAAGCGAATGTTGATGCAGATGGATTTATGAATATACCGGATGGTGTGGATGATGAAGGATTACCGTTCAATTAGATAGAAGGATGAAAAATGGGAAATAAGAGAGAAGAAGAGTTGAAAAATGTAATGAACGTAGAAGTGTCAAAAGCTGTACAATTGGATGAAGTTATACATATGCTTGTTTTTGACAATATAAAAATTAGCGAAGGCATAATTAAAGAACTAGAATATGTGAAGGGAAAACACTTACAAGCATATGTAAAAGCGTTTGAAGAGCTGAATGGAGAGAAGAATGACTAATCCGGCAGACAGCTTAAAAGACGCAATGTGGCATTTCTTAATGACTAAAGGGCAGAAGGCGAATATACCCGCGCTGAAAGAATATGTGTATAAGCTTATAGCTATGACTACGCAGAAGACAGCAGGGCAGAAAAAAGGTATAAGCTGGAATGAGCTTGATATGTTGCTTATGAGTATAGTGATCGAAGCGACGGCACTAGTACAGTCAGGCGTGCTTGATAAGATAGAGGAGGGCGTATGAATAGAGAAAATCCAAAATCAGGAGAAATCTATAAACATTTCAAAGGTGGATTATACAAGGTGATAACTATAGCACTACACACAGAGACAGAAGAAAGGCTTGTAATATATCAGGCACTTTACGGCAAATATGGAGTATTTGCAAGACCACTTGACATGTTTATGAGTGAGGTAGATACAAGGAAGTACCCTTGCGTAAAACAAAAATACCGCATGGAAAGACTAATCTAGGAGGTAATGAGCAAGAGATGGCAAAGCAAAAAGATGTAGCAATAAATAGAAGAGAGTATGAGAGGATAAAAAGATACGATCATACTCAGATGAATAATTATATCAGGAGTATATACAAGGATGGTTTCGATAGCGGAATCGAGGAAGCAAAGAACAGGAATGAGAAGAAGGACTTGAATATGGAACTGATAAAAGTTGAATTGTCAAATATAAAAGGCATAGGGCCGGCAAAGATGGCACAGGTAATAAAAGTCCTGGAAAAAAGAATTGGCTAAAAGTGAAGGAGGTGATGCTATATGAATTCTGCTAAAGCTGAATTGCTTGAGGTACGAAAGCTTTGCTTAAAGATTTACCAGCTGTATAGAGAGAAAGAATCATTGCTTGGTATTACTAGAAATATCAAGTCAGATGAAAGAGTTCAAACATCTACAGGCAGCGGAGGGCTTGAAGCAACGGTGCTTGAGCGTGACAGGATACAGAAAGAAATTGATAAGGCAATGAGTTTGTATATATCAGAGAGGCAGCAGATAATTGATAGGATACATCGAACAGATAAAGAAGAGTATATTCAAGTACTGTATAAGAGATACATTGAAGGAAAGGACTTTAAAGAAATAAAAAGAGAGATGCACTATGAAGTATCTTACTTGAGAAAGCTACACATAAAGGCTCTCAATGCATATATTAAAACAATGTAAAATAAAATATAAAAACCTCTTGACAATACGCATAATAATGCGTATAATATAAAACATAAGGAGGTAAGCAAAACATGAAAAAAGGAGAACTGATAAAGATTTTAAAGAAAAGTGGTTGTTATTTGAAAAGGGAAGGAACAAGACATGAAATATGGGTTAGCCCAATAACACAAAATATGTTTGAAGTTCCAAGGCATGCAAAAGAAATAACCGTGGGAACACTAAATAAAATCTTAAAGGATGCAGGGCTTAAATAAAGCCCTTGCATTTGAACATTTTCAGTTTTGCTTATCTCGTAAAATTAAGGAGGTATATTGATGGCGAAATATGTTTATCCGGCTATATTCACAAAAGAGGATAATGGAGGGTATAGTATAGCATTTCCGGACATACAAGGATGCCACACATGTTCGGAGAATTTACAAGAAGGCTTTGAAATGGCAGCAGATGCATTGACGTTGATGTTGTATGATTTAGAACAGGATAAAAAAGAAATACCAAAGCCAAGTGACATAAAAAGTGTTAATGTAGCAAATAATGAATTTGTATCTTATATTGCCGCCGATACGGCATTCTATGAAAGATATTACAGTAACAAGACTGTAAAGAAGAATTGCACAATACCGTATTGGTTGGAGAAGATGGCAAGTGATAATAATATAAATTTTTCTCAAGTGCTGCAAGATGGATTGAAGAATATTTTAAAAATAGAGTAGAGTTATTAAAGGCCGCATGCTTATGTGGCCTTTAACTTTATAAATCCAAGAAGTAGCAGATGATAAAGATGTCTCACTTTTGTCCAATTGTATATGATATACTTATACAGTGACAAGGAATAGATACTTCTTGTTTGCTATTTCATGTATACCCCTTTTAGGAAGCTCTCAGTATATGAGAGCTTTTTTGTTGTAATATTGCACAAATAATACAATAAAATATCGTGAAATAAGGCGAAAATATGTACAAAATGCACAAGGTACTCCCGGGGGTATACCCCCTATGCGGGGCAAAGAGGCGCAGTCAATTTGGCTTTAAAAAATGCAAAAAAAATGGGATTTCCTTCCCTTGGAAAGGAGGGGCAATGGGAACTGATGATAGTTAATCAAAAAGAGTTGGCGGAGTGCCTTGGTGTTACTCCAAGAAATATAAGAGATATAAGCAAAGATTTTGGTATTTTTGAGAAAAACGAGTCCGGAAAATATGACCTAAAGAGCTGCATAAAAGAATACATTGATTATAAGCTTGACTTGGACTCTACTAGAACAAAAGGCTTGAATTTAGAGGCTTTAAAGGCAAGACATGAAGAAATAAAGATACAGATGAGTATGGAAAAACTCAAAGAGTACAAGGCAGAAACTCACAGATCAGAGGATGTGGAAGAGTTCCTCTCAAATATGCTTGTAAGTTTCAAAAATAAGCTGTCAACATTGCCCTCAAAATTGGCCATGGAGATAATGGGAGAGACCGATACCAATGCTGCAATAAAGAAGGTAGAAGAGGAAATAGACATGGCTTTGAATGAACTTTCCGGATACGATCCGAACAAGATTAGCAGGAAAAGAAAAAATGTTGAATTGGATGAAGATTTAGAAGAAATAGAGGAAGAAAATGACATCAAGAGAGAAAACAAGAAGGTTGTTTCAAAAAGTAATAAGCGAAACACTAAAACCTCAAAATCCACTAAGCGTAAGCCAGTGGGCAGAAAGGTACAGAGTTCTTGATTCTAACTCCAACTTAGCCGGCAAGTGGTCTAATGATGTTACTCCATACCTTGTAGGGATAATGGATGCTTTTAATGATGTAAATATCAGAAAAATATTCTTTTGCAAAGCCAGTCAGATAGGTGGAACCAGCGCAATGGTAAATATGATTATGTATATCATTATGCAGACTCCGGCACCAACGATGATAGTCTATCCAAGTGACGATCTGGCCAAGAATATATCAAATGACAATCTAAAGCCTGCGTTTAGACTTGTACCGGAAATAAAGAAGATGTTCAAAGAGACAAAATCAAAGGAGCTGGAACTTAGGTTTACTCATATGCCTATATATCTTACCGGAGCAGGATCTCCAAGTAAGTTGGCTTCTAAACCTATAAAGTATCTGTTTTTTGATGAGATAGACAAGATGGGTGGTGCCACGAAAAAAGAAGCCAGTCCTTACAATCTGGCGCTTGAAAGAACTAAGACCTTCAGGCCTACTGAAAAGGTATTTGCTGCAAGTACACCGACTATCAAGAGTAATTATATCTGGGAGCTACATGACGGAGCGGATGAGGTCAAACATTATTTTGTACAGTGCCCACACTGTGGCGAATGGATAGAGTTTGTATTTGATCAGATAAAGTTCTGTAAGGATGATGAAAAGAAGATGAGCAACTACGAAAGGGCACAGACTGCAAAATATGTATGTCAGGAGTGCGGCTGTTTCATTACAGATTCAGACAAGATGAAGATGCTTAGAAGCGGTGAATGGAGAGTGGTGAAGAAGAGAGGCAATGGAGTGGCTGCAAAGAGTGTAGGATTCTGGATAAGTTCTCTTTATTCAGTATTTCTTAAATGGTCCGATATAGTGGAAGAGTTCTTAGACAGTTATAAGGATCCTGAAAAGTTGCAGAACTTTACCAACTCATGGCTCGGAGAAGCCTGGGAGGATACAAGGATTGCAACGAGTAATAAGCTTGTATTACAAAGGCAAACCGACTTGGAAGAGTTTGTGGTTCCAAAGTGGGCAAGAATGCTTGTAGGCGGTGTGGATGTGCAGCAGGATTCTTTGTATTTTACTATCAGGGCATACGGAGCGTACACAACCAGCCAGAATATTACTCATGGGCAAGTACGAAGTTTTTCAGATATTGAAAGAGTTATGAATGACACATATAAGCGTGAAGACGGTGTGGACATGGTAGTCGCCCTATGTCTTATTGATAGCGGATACAGGCCTGACGATACATATGACTTTTGTATTGAAAATAGGGAGTGGGCAATACCGGTAAAAGGCTCATCAAACCCTATGGACTCAAGATATAGATTTAATAGAGTGGATAAAAAGGGATATGGACTGCAGTTGGTAGTATGTGACGGTGGTGCTTTTAAGGACTCTATAGCTGTCAGACTGCAGAAGGAAAACGGTCCGGGCTCTTTTATGGTATTTAAGGACTGTGATGAAAACTATGCGAATCAATTAAGCTCTGAGCAAAAGGTTATGGTAAAGACATCTGCAGGCAATGTGATGAGATGGGTACCGAAGCGTTCTCATATAGATAACCACTATCTTGATTGTGAAGTATATGCCATGTGTGCGGCTGAGATATTGGGAGTGAGGAACTTAAGAGAAGAAGGTAATGAGGATACAAGTGAAGATAACACCAAGGCGGAGGATACGGGATCTGACTGGATTACAGGTGGAAATAAAGGAGGATGGTTATAATGGACAGACCAATGACGAATGAGGAACAGATCATAGAGATTGATAAGGCAATATCATCAATTTTGAGAACAGGACAAAGTTATAAGATAGGTTCAAGAACTCTGACAAGAGCGGATCTTGGAACGCTTAGAGCTATGAGGAAAGATTTATTGGCAGCTTCAGAGGATAACGGCACTGATTTATTCAGTAATACTTTTGTGGCTGTATTTGACAGGAGGTAGAAATGAATTGGCTTGATAATTTAATTGGATTTTTTTCGCCAGTGTGGGCATATAAAAGGCAGGCATTCCGTACAGGCCTAGATGAAATAAGGTCAGGATATTATGACAGTGCAGATTCGTCCAGGATGAATAAAAATTGGGCTGCAAATAATGCCACTGCAGTAATGACTGACAGTTTTTCGAGGGATAGTATTAGGGCAAGGGCAAGAGATCTTGAGAGAAATTCAGATATTATGAATGCAATACTTAGTGCATACAACAGAAATGTAGTAGGGGAAGGATTTACTCTACAAGCAAGGACTGACAATGAGGAACTGAATAACAAGATTGAAGAACTGTGGAGGATATGGACTAAGAAAAAGAATTGTGACATCTCTAAGAATCAAAACTTGATCCAAATGCTTAGAATGATTGAGAGAAGAAAGAGGGTAGATGGTGGAATTCTTATACAGAAATGTTATACGGATGATGGAGAATTACCACTGAAGCTTTCCTGCCTTGAGGTCGATGAGATAGATAAAGATGTTATGAGTCCACACTATGAGGGAAATAAAGTAGTGGACGGTGTAGAAGTAAATGAATATGGAGAACCGGTAGGGTATCACATCAGAAGATACAGTAAGGATGGGTACTTACTGGAAGAACCCTATTTCGTAAAAGCTGAAGATATGATATTTATATTCTCAAAGACAAGACCTTCTCAAGTAAGAGAGATGAGTGATCTAAATCCTACATTGCTGAGGGTAAGGGATATCACCGAATTTATGACTGCAGTGTCGGTGAAGCAAAGAATTGAAGCTTGTATGTCTGTATTTATCAAAAAAGGTGCAGCGGATGAGCTTGGAAGAGGTATAGTAAAGTCAACCAATCAAGCCGGATATGATGGGAAGCTGTTATCTCCGGGTATGATCAAGGTATTAAATCCGGGTGAAAGCATAGATGTAGTAAACCCGAACGGTCAGGCAGCAGATGCGACCTCTTATATAAAGCTTCAAAATCAGTTGCTTGGAGCGGGACAAGGGCTCAGTTATGAGGCTACAACAAGAGATATGAGTCAAACAAATTACTCAAGTGCAAGACAGGGATTGATAGAGGACAACCTTACATATGCGGAGGATAGGCAACTCTTAGGTGATTTGGTAGATGAAATATATGAGGCTTTTATCACATGTGCTGTACTGTCAAAGAAGCTTGATATCCCCGATTTTTTAGAGAACAAAGAAAAGTATTTTAAACATGAGTGGATACAAGCCGGAAGAAGGTGGATAGATCCGCTTAAAGAAGCAAGTGCTATGAGGCTTGGAATGGCAAGTGGCCAAAAAACATTTAAGCAGATAGCGGCAGAGAACGGAAAAGACTGGAAAGAGCAAATAAAGGATATATCCGAGGTTATTGCATATGGCAATGATTTGGGTATAGACCTTGGACATATCCTATACGGAATAGATTCAATAGATTTGAGGAGGAAAAATGGATAAGAATTTTGTAAGAGAAATAGCAATAAACGGTATCAGACAGGTAAAAAGTGAAGATGATACTAAGACTATAGAGCTTAGCTTTTCAAGTGAAGAGCCATATCAAAGATGGTACGATCATACAGAAGTACTGGATCATAAAGGAATACAGCTTGATAGGCTGAATGATATAGGTGTAGTGCTGTATAATCATAACAGGGATAAAGTTATAGGCAAGGTGAAGAAAGCGTGGGTAGAAGATAACAGAGGACTTGCTGTAATAGAACTTGATGATGATGAGTTCAGCACTGAGATATATAAGAAAGTTGAAAGCGGTACACTTAAAGGTGTATCTGTAGGGTATTCTATAGATACATGGGAAGAAGTGAAGGCAGGAAAAGAGTCTATAGACGGGTTTGCCGGACCTTGTTACATTGCCAGGAAATGGACACCTTATGAAATATCCATAGTATCAATACCTGCAGACGGGACTGTAGGAGTTGGTAGATCTGAAGAGAATACAGACGGTAAGGATATGGCGGATTTAAGTATGTATGAGAATATAGTCAAAATGAATGAGAATAAGTTGAGATTATAAGATGTCTCACTTTTGTCCAATTTTTTATGCTATATTGGTAAAGTGCTAGATGGGCGTATAGCACATGATATTATTGATGTGATTGTTCCTTTCATGAAAGCTTGAGGCGTATGTCTCAGGCTTTTTTGTTGGAAAAAAATGAGAAAGGAGTCTTTTATGGGTGCAAAGGATGCATTGAGAAGACAACAGGAGCTTTTGGAAAAAGCTAAGGCAGAAGGTAGGAACTTGAACTCTGAGGAGCAAAGAGAGTTTGACAGTATGCAGACTGTTATTGATGCTGCTTCTACAGAGGGAGATGTAGATGGCTTACAGATTGAAAGAGAAAGATGTAAGCAAATTGTAGAGTTGTGTAAGGATATGGAGCTTGATCCGACCGACTTTATCGCAAGTGGAGCAAGCATAGAAGCTGTGAAGGATGCTGCTATACAAAAGTTTAAAAGTGAAAAAAGACCGGTAACGGCTCAGCCAAGCGGTGATGTGAATTTGAAGGTTAAGACTGATGAAAGAGATAAGTATACCAGAGCTGTAGCGGACGGTATGCTTTTAAAAAGCGGTCTATATGTTGATAAGCCTGCAGCGGGTGCAAATGATTTTAAGAGTATGTCTCTAAGAGACATGGCTATTCATGCTATGGCACAGGATGGTGAGAATTTAGATACTCTTATGAGAATGTCTCCAAGTGAGGTGTATGACAAGGTTACAAGAGCAGGATTTTACAATCCGACATCTGCATTCCCGGCTATCATGGATACAGCTATCAATAAAGCTTATAAGGATGAGTATACACTTGCTCCTACAACGTTTGAGAAGTTTGTAAAGATTGGTTCTTTATCGGATTTTAAGGCACATGACAACTACTGGGTAACAGGCCCGGCTGGCACGTTCAAGGAAGTACCTGAGAACGGAGAGATCGAGGCGGATGTACCTAAGGATATGGCCAAGCCTAAGCGCCAGCTTAAGACATTTGCAAGGCAGTTTTCTATGAGCAGACAGGCCTTTATCAATGATGATATAGGCTTCCTTACTACAGTGCCGGCACGATATGCAAGAAGTGCAAAGACTACAATCAATCAGATGGTATATAACGCACTGTACAATGATGTGGTTATTTATGACGGATTACCGCTGTTTGATGCAAGTCATAAGAACTCTTTAGCTACCGGATCGGCTCCGAGTGCTGAGGTTATTAACAAAATGATATTGGCGTTGGCAACACAGAAGGATGAGTTCGGGCAAAGCATTGTGGTAAATCCTAGAACCATAGTAGCTCCTGTGGGATATGCTATGGATTTGTATAAGATTTTTAACTCTCCGAGTATCAATACAACTGATAATACACAGGCGGCAAACCCTTTATATCAGCTTAGAAACAATATCCAGATTGTAGAGGATGCAACTCTTAATGCACTGTCAGGAACAGGCGCTGCACCATGGTATCTGATGGCGGATGCGGCAGATATAAATGCTATTGAGGTAGATTTCCTTAACGGCCAGCAGGTTCCGACTATCAGAAGAATGGAAAATCCGGGAACACTCGGGTTTGTATGGGACATTTATTTTGATGTCGGCGTTACTGTAATGAATCATAGAGGTATTGTAAGAAATAAGGGAGTAACTATAGCTGATCCGTTGGCTTAAAGAAAGGAGAGAGTATGGCAAATAAAGGTTCGTATGTAAATACCGGTTATACAATCAATTATATAAATGAGACGAATGCAAAAATTGAGGCAGGCTCAGTGGTAAAAATCGGAGATCTTGTAGGCATTGCAGCATGTGATATTGATGTGAAAGCACTTGGAACTGTGAGTATCAGTGGCGTATATGATATTACTAAGAAATCCGGAGAAGCTATAGAGGCAGGCAAGCTTGTATATTATTCTGATGATGGTGTTACAGCCACTGCAGGCAGTAATCCGAGGGTAGGTTATACTGTAGCCAAGGCGCTTGCCGGAGACAGTACTGTAAGAGTAAGGCTGGGATAGTATGTATAGAGCAAAGAGGTATATTCTGTACCTGGGGCATATGTATGCTCCGGGTGATTTTGTAATGACATCGGATGTTGAATATTTGGAAAAACTTGTTGCAAATGATTCTGCAGAATGCGTTGATGACGAAGGGAATGTAATCAGCCAAGCAGCAGTAAGCACTGAAAATAAGGAACCTGTAGAAGAGCAATCTGAGGAGCTTCCATTTGGTGAGGAAGATTCATCGGATGAAGTAAGGGAAAATGTCGTCAACAAGCCTATTGGAAGAGGCAGGGCAAAATAATGAATGAGTTTATGGAAGCTCTTAATGATGATATATCTAAGGTTTTCATAAACCTTAATGAGTTTGCTTCTACTCACAATATTGACGGTAAGGAATATAACATTATCATTGATGAATATGAGTTGAACGAACGGAATAAGGGCAGAGAGAAAGAACTTATAGATGGAATCTATATAAGAGAGCTGCTTATATATGTGTCTAAGGATGAATTTAAAAGGCTTCCAAGTATAGGTAGAATACTTTTTCTTGATAATGTGGAATACTTAGTCAAGGATGCACAAGAGGAAGAAGGAGTATTTGTCATTACACTTGAGAAGAATGTGCACTGATGGATATTGAAGTAAGAGTTGATGAGAACGATTTAAAAAGGCTTGAGCATACTCTTAAGTATCTTGGGGAAGATGCCGATAAAGGCCTTGCTAAAGTTGTGAATAAGACAGCGAAGGAAGCAAAGAAACTGCTTGCAAAGCAATCCAATTCCGAATACGCTACTACGGATTTAGGGATTAGAGGATTTAATAATGCTATGAAGGTAAAAACAGCTACAGGAAAGAACCCTGTAGCTGAAATCATATCTAAGGATGGCAGCAGAGAGCTATATAAGTTTAAGGTATCACCAAAGACCGCAACAAGGAAGAACGGTAGAAGACCAAGGACATTTAAAGCAAAAGTTTTGAAATCAAGCTCATTTAAAAAGATGCAGACTGCAGATATAAAAGCGTTTGTGACAACTTTCAAGAGCGGTCATACAACATTGGTTGAGAGAACACCGGGCAAGAGAATGAGGAACAGAAGAGGCAAAGGTATAACAAAGCATAATATGGCACTTAAGGCCTTGTATGCTGTACCGGTTCCAAACATGCTTGCAGGTGAACACGGATATCTTAAGGCAAGCTCTATGATCGATGATGTACTGCAAAAGAATATTGATGTGGAAATAGAGAAACTTTTAGGAAGTGAAAGATGACAGTTTTTGATATTTATAAAGAGCTTGAGGATTTTTTGCATCCTATATTGGATGAGATGTACTTTGAAAGCCCGGATGGGAAAAGGGTAAAGATAAATATATATAAGCAGAGCTTGCCTCCAAAGCGTGATGATGAAGATATGAACCCGATTCCGTATCTGATTATAAAAGTTCTCGGTGGAACTTTTCCAAAGGACTATAGAAGTGATACGGCCAAACTTAGAGTAATACTTCTGATAGGCATAATGAATACGGAGGAAGGATATACGGCATCCAGGGATGTGATCGGTGTTATTGAAAGGATAAGACAGGAGTTCTTAAAGGTTGGCCATTTAAAGACTTTTTCTCTTTGTGCTGATATAGACTTTACGATGAACGAAGAGGATGAGTATCCTTACAGCTTTGGTGGTATGGATTTGAAATTTAGAAGTATAGATGTAGTGAGAGAGGATGAATACACATAATGGACGATAAGAAAGAAGATATTGTAAAAGAAGAGCCAAAAGTGGACGCTGCAGAAGAACCAAAAGAGGTTATTGAAGATAAGGTCAAAAGTGATGTAGCCTTAATAAATACTAGGCGTGAAAGGCTTTCAGATGTGGTCTATGTAGGTCCGAAAGTAAGCGGTGTTATACAGCAATTTGATACATTCATCGGAAATGTTCCTGAAAGTATTGAGGAGTTTTTAAATAAATATAATACGATAAGGGCACTTTTTATACCGATTAGCGATTTTGCCAAGGCTTTTAGAGAGGTAAAAGAAAAAGGAAGTGCTCTTTATAATCTCTATATGAGAGCAAAGGAGGAGATAAATGACAACTTATAATCATGGTATAAGGGTAAAAGAGGGTGCGACACCTGTAAGTAAGCCGCTGCTTGGTACTGCAGGCCTTCAGGTTGTAGTAGGATGTGCACCGGTAAACCTTACAAAGGATCCATATTCTAAGACAAACAAGGTTGTGCTTTGCAACAGCTTTGATGAGTGCGTACAAAAGCTTGGATACAGTGATGAGATGGATAAGTACACTCTATGTCAGGCTATGTATGCTTCTTTCAAGCATTTTAAGATAAGCCCTGTAGTTTTTATCAATGTACTGGATCCGAAGAAGCATAAGCAGACGGTAGCGGAAAGCACTGTCAATGTTGTAAATAAGCAGGCAATACATCCGGATACAGGAATTTTGCTTGATAAATTGGTTGTAAAGAATGCTGCAGCTACATTGGTTGCCGATACCGACTATATATTAAGCTTCAATGATGAAGGAAAGGCTGTAATATCACTATTGTCTACAGGCAGTGCATATAATGCCACACAGCTTAAGGTAAGCGGTGAGAAGATAGATCCAAGTCAGGTTACGGTTAATGATATAGTTGGTGGATATAGTGATTCCACAGGAGAAAGCACAGGTATTGAACTTGTAAAGAGTGTATTCCCTAAGCTTGGAATTGTGCCGGGTACATTGCTTGCGCCGGGATATTCATATAATCCGCTTGTTGCAACGGCTCTTGTCGCAAAATGTGAGGAGTTGAACGGAAAATTCAGGGCTATGGCTCTGATAGATATATCTTCAAGCACAGTAAAGAAGTACACAGATGTTCCGAAGGCTAAGGTCGATCTTGGTATCAAGTCACCTTTTGCAATTGGACTATGGCCAAGCGTGAAGGTGGAAAAGAAAGTGATTTCTTATTCGGCAATGTTTGGTGCTTTATGTGCTTATATTGATACTAAGAATGATAATATTCCTAGTAAGTATCCTTCAAATAAGCCTTTGAATATCGAGAGTGCTTGTCTTGCAGACGGCAGTGAGGTGCTTATTGATGAAGAGCAGGGTAATACTTTGAATGCAGCAGGTGTAGTAACAGTTATAAACCAAGTAGGATTACGTGCTTGGGGTAATAACACTATGGCCTATCCGGATGATACCGATCCTAAAAACAGATGGATTGCAATAAGAAGATCCTTTAACTGGTATGCAAACGGATTTATAACAAGATTTATTGATGCGGTTGATGATCCTACAAGCTATAAGATAATCGAAGCGTTCCTTGACGCTGAGAATATGTTCGGCAACAGTATTGTAGCAAGGGGAGATTTTGCAGGAATAAAGATGGAATTCAGCATTGATGACAATCCGAGAGAATCTATACTGGCAGGAAGGATTAAATTTAAGGAGAAGATAGCTCCATTTATTCCGACGGAGTATATAGAAAATGAGGTTTCGTTTGATCCTAATATGATTGTGAATGCATTGGGAGGTAATAACTAATGAGTTTTCCAACAGTAATAAATAATTTTAATATGTACTCAGGCTCTGACAGACTTATCGGTGTAACTGATGAAGTCAAGTTGCCTGATATGAACGCTATTACATCTTCTGTGAGCGGTGCCGGAATAGCCGGAACTATAGATATACCTGTAGTAGGTGCTTATGAAAATATGGATATGGAAATATCTTTCAGAGGTCTTACTGCAGATATCTTCAAGATATTCAAAGTGGGTGAAACTGTAGATGTTACACTGAGAGGCGGATATCAGACTCTGGATAATGAGAATGCCGGCATAGGCAAGAGCTCTATGAGAGTTATGGTCAGAGGCTTTGTAAAGAACTTCTCTCCGGGAAGTGTGAAGATTAACGATCAGATGACATCCACTGTAACTATATCTATAGCGTATTACCTTGTAGATGTGGCAGGCAACAATGTCATTGAGCTTGATAAGCTTAACTCAAAGTGCGTGATCAATGGAGTTGACGTACTTGAGGATATAAGAAGTTATATTTAATGTTTTGAGTCAGGTGTCTGTAGATACCTGACTTTTTTGTATAAGCATATGGGTGATATCACCAATATGGATTAAGACAGATGATAGGAGAAAAGATGAGTAAAGAAGTAGAAAAAGATATTGAAGTCGTAGAAAATACTGATACAGGAGTAATTGTATTTGATAAGCCATATAACTGGGAAGGCAAGGAATATACAAGTGTAGATATTTCCAATATGGAAAATCTAAAGGGCATTGATCTTATAGAGTCATTAGATAATGGTAACGGCATATATACAAGTGTAAACAGTGAATATAATATAAAAAATATTATGTCTTTAGTAAGCAAAGCTACAGGAATTCCGGTTGAGTTCTTTGAATATTTGCCTATAAAAGAAGTCATAAAGATTAAGTATAAGGCTATACGTTTTTTATAAAAGTGGGCATCAGCCCTAATGACGGCAGGGTAGTAAGAAAGATAGCTATAAGATTGTCAATAAGACTTAATACAAGTATGGAATATTTTATGAATATGCCTGTGAGGGAGCTTATAGAAATTGTTGAGGAGGTGAGTGAACTTGGCCAGTAAAAAAGAATATGAGATGAGGATAAAGATTGGCGGTAGAGTGGATGCCTCTTTGGGTAATGCTACCAGGCAAGCTATAAGTAATATTGAGGGCGGTCTGTCAAAGTTTGAAAGCCGTATGAAGACTATAGGTAAGGTGGCAGCAAGTGTGACTGCCGGACTTGCCGGAGCTACTACTGTAATGGGATCTAATTTTGAAGCACAGATGAAGGATGTACAATCTATAAGTAGGTCTAGTGAGGCTCAGTTGGACAAGTTGGGGGATAAAGCTAAGAAGATGGGATTGAAGACTGAATTTAGTGCGACTGAAGCCGGAAAAGCATTAGAATATATGGCTATGGCTGGATGGAAAACTGCCGACATGACACAAGGTATAGCAGGTGTGATGAATCTTGCTGCTGCTGCAGGTGAAGATTTGGCATTGACATCAGATATAGTAACTGATAATTTGACAGCTTTTAACTTGAAAGCGAGTGATGCAACACATTTTTCTGATGTACTTGCTGCAGCATCTTCCAACTCAAATACCAATGTGGCCATGCTTGGAGAGTCTTTCAAGTATGTTGCTCCTGTGGCCGGTGCTCTTGGGTATAAGGTTGAAGATGTAGCTGTGGGATTAGGCCTTATGGCAAATCAGGGAATTAAAGCTGGTATGTCAGGTAGAGCCATGAAAAACATATTGTCAAATATGACTAAGCCGACAAAAGAAATGGCTGCGGCTATGCAGGCACTTGGAGTCAGCTTGACTGATGACAGCGGAAATATGCTTTCATTTATGGATATTATGAAAAATCTTAGAAAAGGCTTTGCAGGCGGTAATTTAGGAGCAAAGGAGTTCAAAGAGAGCTTACAATCTATTAGTGACGGATTGGAAGATGGAGAAATGGATGAGGAAGAGTATCAGGAAAAGATGGATACTTTGATGACAAGCATGTATGGAGCAGGTGCGGCGGAAAAGGCCAGACTTGCTAATATGCTTGCAGGTAAACAGGGTATGACAGGTCTTCTTGCGATAGTGAACTCTTCAGAGGAAGATTTTAACAAGCTCACATCCGCAATACAGAATGCTGACGGTGCGGCAGAGGATATGGCCAATACAAGACTTGATAATTTGCAGGGTGATGTAAAGCTTGCCAAGAGTGCCTTGGAAGGATTGGCCATACAAGTGTATGAAGATTCTAAAGGACCTATGCGTGAAGGTGTGAAGATGTTTACCAAGTCTATTCAAGATTTGAATGCATATATCATAAAGAGCGGAGTAGCCAAGAATATAGATAGAGCATTATCGAAAGGTCTTAAGCAGATGGAAGGTGCAGGGAAGGGCATTATTGAGTTCGGTAAATTCGCAATGAAACACTCAAGTGTAATCCTTGGACTTCTATCAGGTATGGCAGCAGGCTATGCTACATTGAAAGCCGTTGTAGTTGGGAACAAGATAGCAAGTGGAATTTCATCTATAACAATGGCACTTTCAAATCCTGTCACGGGAGCTATTGTGGTGGGTGCATTAGCCGTATCTGCAATAGTAGGAGTAACTACAGCTCTTAAGGCTATGAGAGTAGAAGCAGGCAACAGAAGCCTTAGTAAGCATTTTGGCGACTTATCTTTATCAATGAAAGAAGTTGATATTGTGGCAGACAGGCTTGTAAGCAGTAAGTCACTTGAGGGTGTAAGAACTGCCATGAAATCATTTGATGAAGCCACAACATCAATGGATAACTTTACAGATAGCCTTAATGCAGTTAGAAAACTTAATTGGCAAGTGGGTATGGGTATCAAGCTCAGTGATGAAGACAATGCCGCATATAAAGACGACATTGAGAATATGATCTCTTCTCTAAAACAATCTGTAACAAGTGAGCAGTATGGTATGGATATGAATCTTGCTTCTATACTTGGAGATAATCCGAACATGGAAGGTATAAGAGCTTCTTTTAATAATTACTATACTTCAGTGTACTCTGAGCTTGACAAACTTGGTGAAGAAATGAAAACTGCAGTCAATGATGCATTCAATGACGGAATACTTGATATAGATGAGGCTAAGCATCTTGAGGAACTTGAAAAGCAGATGGCGGATATGAAGGCCAAGTTGGCAAATGACAATCTGCAGTCTTCTTTTGATGTTATCAATGCTTCAGGTCTTGGTAATCTTACGCCTGAAAGTTTTAAAGATATCATATCCAAAACAACAGAGAAAGCGAATGAAGCAATGGCCACTTTCTCGGAGAGTCAGGAAAAAGCACTTGCAAGCTTACACGCACAGTACAAGGATGGCTTTTTGTCAGAAGGTGAGTTTAATAGACAGTATGACATTATTATCAACAGCATACTTGATAATCAAGGCAAGACTATAGGAATGGCTGTAAGCTCACTTACTAAAAACATAAAGGATTCATATTCTACAGAAATGCAGGACTTGATGCCGGAGCTGAATGATGTAGTAAACAATGCAATAAACAACGAAGGAAACCTTTATGCACTTAAAGAGCAAGGTGCAATAGCATTCACAGGTATTAAAGATAGTTTGTTGGACGGAATGAAAGTGGATTCGGCTACTAAAGAAGCTATGTCACAGCTGTATAAAGAGTTACAGCCTGACATGGAAAAGATGAATGCGATTGCAGAGAGCTACAAGAAAGCAGGACTACAAATACCTGACGAGCTGGCAAATGCGTTACATGAATCTGCTACTATAGGAGCATTGGCAGGAGATGAGGCGAGCCTTTGGTATCTATACGGTGAAAAGATTGCCAATGATCCGAATTATGCGGAGATACTCAGCACAATGCAACAGCAGGGAGTAGAGATACCGCAGGCATTACTAAATGGATTGCAGGCAAGCGGAGTACTGGATCAGGCAGGTAATATAGTGTATGGAAAGATAAATAATTCTGTACAGTCTGCAATGGCCACGCCAATAAAAGCTGTGGCTAAGTTTGACCTTGAAGCAGTGTATAATGTGAGTCCTAATGTACTCAGCAATAAAGCCAGAGCGGAGGCACAGGCGGCGGCAGTAGGTAAGCAAATTGCAAGCTTAAAAACAAATAAGATAACAGGTTTGCCGGCATATGCAAGTGGTGGGATTATTGAAAAGCCTACCTTGGCCACATTTGCAGAGGACGGACCGGAGGCGGCTATACCGCTTGACGGCTCAGCACATGCTATATCTTTATGGCAAAGAGCCGGAGAGATACTTGGTACCCTTGGTGGCAAGTCAAAGGCAAGTGGAAGCTTGGAGAAACTTGAGGGTACAGATACATCAGAAAGTAACGTTGTAGTGAACTTCGCTCCTGTGCAAAACTTTTCTGCCGGCACTACAGCTGAAGAAGTTCAAAGAGTTAATGAACTCAGCTTTGAAGAGTTTAAAAAGATGTTCGACAGATATGTAAAAGATGGTAAAAGACTGGGATTTACATAAATGAGAGATAGAATATATATAGCAGAATCGGGAGATACTTGGGACAGTATCTCCTTTAAAATTTATGAAGATGAGTTTAATGTTGAGCTTTTAATGAATGCGAATAAGGACTTGATGCATATCTTTGTGTTTGGTGGTGGCGAAAGAGTAAAGATACCTGAACTGCATGAAGATGTGAGCAGCTCTTTACCTGATTGGAGAAAGTAATGGCAAGGTATACGGATTTAAGCCTGGTATATGAGGGCAAAGAAGCAAGTAATATAGGTACTGTAGAGAGCTTTACTTATGTTGATGAAGCTGAAAATAATGCAGACAATATCAGCATTACCATTGACAATGTGGATAAAAGATGGGCGAACGGATGGACTCCTAAGCTGAATGATAAGATAGCAGCTAAAATATCTTGGACTGATGAGAATAATAAAAAGAATAAGATTGACTGTGGATCCTTTGCCGTAGATGACTTTTCGATATCATCAAGTCCTTTAACTTGTAGGATAAATGCCACTATAAAGCCTGTAAAAAATGAGTTTAGTGTGACTCCGAAGTCGAAACTGTGGAAAGATGTATCGGTAAAACAGATAGCAAGTGAGATAGCAAGTGCATCAAGTCTTAACCTTGTATATGACAGTGATGTGGAAGATAAGATAAAGGAGCTTGAGCAGTCCAATCAGACGGACTCATCTTTTCTAAAGTCTCTTTGTGACAAGTATGGACTGAGTCTGAAAGTATATGATAATAAAGCTGTAATCTATGATGTTGCAAGATATGAGGACAAAGACAGTGTAGCCGGCATAAAGCCTGATCAGTGTACACAGTGGACTTATAATAACAGTATTTTGGGAACTTATACAGGCGCCGTTTTTTCATATACCAATTCTAAAGACAATAAGACTATATCTGTGACGGTAGGCAAGAGTGACAGGCTTTTATATATCAATGAATCTGCAGATGATGAGGCTGATGCAATGAAAAAAGCAATTGCGAAAGTGAATAAATCCAATAGAGATCTTATTACTATGAGTCTTGAGTTGGTAGAGCCGATGCTTATAACAGCTACAAATTGTATTGATCTATTCGGATTTGGTGGTGAGATAGATGGTAAGTACTTTATAACAAGTATAAATCATAACATAGCAGGTAGCGGATACAGTCAAAGCCTTAGTCTTAGAAAAGTGATATCAAGGATAGGAGCAGGCGGTAAAGAAGATGGCCAAAAAGAAAATGCATCTAAAGAAAACAGCGGTGCAGCGAATGGCATGGAATATATAGTGAAAAAGGGTGATAATCTTTGGAACCTTGCCAAGAAGTATTTGGGTAAGGGCGTGAAGATGAAAGAAATATATGAGGCCAACAAGGATGTGATCGAGAAGGAAGCAAAGAGACATGGAAAGAAAGATTCAGATAAAGGCCATTGGATTTGGGAAGGAACGAAGCTGAATATACCGGGCGGAAAGAAGGATTCATGAATGATGTAATCAGAATAGGAAAAGTATCAAGTATTGATTATGAAAAAGGAATGATATCTGTCTACTATGAGGATAGAACCGCCATGGTAACAAGTATTATGCCGGTACTTAGTAATAGCCGATATAAGATGCCTAAAGTAGGCGAGTCAATACTTGTAGCACATCTTAGTAACGGTACTAATGCAGCAGTTATTCTTGGTACGGTTTTTAATGATGCAAATATTCCTAAAATGTCAGGCCAGAATGTGTACTATGAGGAGATGTCGGATAGTACGATGATAAGCTCTGATGGCATAGATATAACATTGAAAGCAGCTGCAGGAAGTATAAATGTATCAACTCTTTTAAATCTTATAAAGCGTGTAGAAGCTTTGGAAAGAAGGTGATCATGAGAAAACTTGGAAGCTGGGGAAAAGACCTTGTGTTTTCGGTGTCAAGCGATAAAGTGCTTACTTTTAAAAAGCTTAATAGAGAAGTCTCATCAAGGTGGGCAAGTCATACTCCGACATTTGGAAAGCCTAAAAGAGAATTCTTGGGAGCAGATCTTGAGACAATTACACTTGATATCACTTTAAATGCTTTTTTGGGTGTGAATATTACTAAGACCATTAAGAAACTTGAAAGCGCATTAAAGATTGGCAGAGCTAATTATATAGTGATTGGTGGTAAAAGAATTGCAAATTATAAATTCAATCTGACAAAGATAAGTGAAGCCTACAATGTAGTATATAGAGACGGCTTTATATCTGAAGCTGATATCACATTAACATTTACGGAGTATCATTGATGAATATTAAAGTGGATTTTACGACAGATAGCAGTATCGATACTGAGATTTTAACATCGATACAGACTTTATGTAGTACTTATGAAGGCACAATCCCTTTAGACAGACGGGTTGGTCTTGATTCAAGTGTGATATCTGAAAGTATTGATATTTCAAAAGAGATAATTACTGCAGATATTTTCGACAAGATTGAAAAGTACATACCGGAAGTAGAAGTGATAGAAGTTTCTTTCAAAGAAGGTGAAGACATATCAATGCTTAATGTATTGATAAAGCTGGGAAGGAGGGAAGATGTTTGAGAGAGTACCGGATGTAAGTTTTATTGATGATCTGAGACTTGAAAGCTTGATGGAAGAGCTTGTAAAAGAATATGAAAATGAATACAAGCGGATAACCGGCAACAATGAATATACATTACCTAAAGTATCACCATATAGATTTATATTAAATGCCACATGTTTGCAATTATTCCAGGGATTTATGTGGCTTGATAATATGGGTAAAATGAATCTTCTTAAATACTCAAATGGACCGTATCTCGACAATATGGCCGTTGCGTTCGGTATAGAAAGAAAGATGGGTGAGCCAAGCAAATGCAAGGTCAGATTCAAGTTATCAAGCGTGCAGACATCAAATATACCTATACCAAAGAATACGAGGGTAACAGATGGCAGTATATACTTTAGAACAACTAAATTTGCTGAGATAGCTGCAGGAAAAGAGTATATAGATGTGGACTGTGAATGTGTAGAGGTAGGCAGTAAATACAATGATATCGGAGTGGGCAGAATTAAGATACTTGTTGACAGTATTCCTTATATAGAGAGCATTTCCAATATCAATACTACAGAGTATGGAGCTGATGTAGAAGGTGATGAAACGCTGAGAGAAAGAATATTTCTAGCAAGCTCTACATATTCGGTAGCAGGTCCGATCGGTGCATATGAGTATCATACAAAAGCCTACTCAAGCCTTATATCTGATGTAAGGGTAACGAATCCGTCTCCTAGAGTGGTAGATATAAGAGTTGTCCTAAAAGGTGGAGAAAAGCCGGATACAGAATTTTGTAGAGGGCTTAAAGAGTATCTGTCAAGTGACGACAGAAAGCCTCTGACTGATGTAGTGGAGGTAAATGCACCACAGGATACAAATTATAATATCAATCTAAAGTATTTTATAAACGACAGTGACAAGGCCAATGTGACAAATATCCAGGCAGCAGTTACTAAAGCTATAGAAGATTTTAAGAGATATCAAAGTGAGAGAATTGGTAGAGATGTAAATCCTTCCATGCTTGTGAGCATGATAGTAAATGCAGGAGCAAAGAGAGTAGATATAATTGAGCCGGCATTTATAAGTGTGGATGATGCACATATAGCAATATTGAAGTCATCAAATATCACGTATGGAGGACTTGAAAGTGATTGATATTTTTAACTCTCATATCGTGGATGTTTTACCACATAAATTCAAGTCCGATCCGGAAGTACTTGCACTAAGTTATGCAATAAATACTGTGCTTAACAAATATTTTCAAGCATTAAGTAAAAGTATGGTTATATCCGGAATTGATAATTTAGGTGAAGAGGTGCTTGATTTGAGAGCAATTGAGCTTGATATCCCTTACTATACTTCAGATATGGATATTGAGACTAAAAGAAAGCTGGTAAAGTCTGCGATAGCTTTATATAAAAAAGCCGGCACTAAGGCAAGCATCAGAGCAGTAGTTCAAACTGTACTTGGAAATGGTGAAGTGATCGAATGGGACAAGTTTAATGGAGTACCGGGCAGCTTCAAGATAGTTACAAGCGGATCAAGTGATACTGAAGCACTGCAGGAGCTTTCTAAGATTATAAAAAAGATTAAAAATGCCGGTGCGACCTTGATAGCAGTAGAGAGAATAACAGATGTAAAATCTGCAGTCTATATCGGAGGCCTTGTACAAAGTGTAACTATACAGTCAGTGAGGTAAAAGATGGCGAGATTTAATACGCCTGTAATTACAAATGCAGGTATAAATATTATAAATAGAGCTATAAATGGCGAGAACTTAGAGTTTTCAAGCATAAAGATAGGCGATGGTACATATACAGGAAGCGAGGACTTGAAGACATTTGCAGATCTTGTTGGATATAAAAATACTTTCAATATATCTGCAGCATCGGTAGATAGCAATGTCTTAAAGATAAATGCAACAGTAAGTAATGAAAATGTAAGCGTAGGATATCAAATAAAGGAAGTCGGGATATATGGCAAGGTGGGCAATCAGGAAACCCTGATCGCAATTGCTACTGCTATAAATCCTGACTTTTTAGCTGATAGGACAAGTGCTCCTGTAACTATCATAATGGAATTTTATCTAACCATTGATAGAGCAAGTGAGATAAATTTTACATATAGCATACCAAGTGGAGTATATGTAGATGTTAGAACCTTTGATACAGGCTTGAAGAATATAGAGAACAAGATAAATCAAAAGCTTAAAAAGGTGACGGTTGTAGAAGTTCCGGTAGGCGGCTGGGAAGGTACTACGATATTTAAACAGCGAATAAATATTGCCGGTATTAAAGCAAATGATATTCCTATTGTGGGTCATAGCATAAGTGATAGCATATCAGATTCAGCGACTATAAAAGGCCTATGGAAGGCCTACAGCTGTCTTGACAAGGTTGCAGTATATGACGGCTATATAGAGCTTTTATGCTACAGAAAAAAGCCGAATAGGAGTTTCTATTTGGCAGTAAAGGAGGCGTAAAATATGGCTGATGCAATACTTATGGCAGGAGGCACAGGTGGAGTATCATCAGATGATGTTACTGCCGGCAAGGCTCAAGTGCTGCAGGGCTATAAGACGGTCACTACTGATAGTGATGATGAAATTATCGAAGGCACGATGGTCAACCGTGGAAATGGAATGGATGCGGTGGATTTTACAAATGCACATTGGGAAAGCAAATTTGTAGCAAGAATGGAGGAGGGATACTACAGTCAAGCAGGGCAGTGGAAGCCGTATGTGGCTATACCTTATGCAGTGATGGCAAGCGTAGCAGGTGTAGATGCAAATAAAATGCTGGATAGTCTTACTATAGCAGGAGTAAGGGGTACTGTACACACATACGGTGCTTGGAACAACGCTTTGGAAGTGGTAAATGCCACTTGGGAAAACAAAGTGCATGTGCGATTTGAAGAAGGATACTATCTCAAAGATGGTAATTACAAGCCGGCGGCGATAGTGCCGTATGATGTGCTTGCCAATGCTATTGGAATTGACGCAAGTAAGATGCTGAGTGCTCTTAATGTGCTTGGAAAGCAGGGGCAGATAAAATCTATTAACACGCAGGATAATAATTACAGGGTTAACAAATCGACCACCTTTGGAATTGACAACTGGACTGATAGAAATAATCCTGTTTTTTATGTAGATTTTCCATATGGAAGCGCATATTATACCCGCCCAGATGGGCATCCGCATGTCTGCATAGATGCGGCAAATCTGGGGACTGCAGGAGCTGATTCAGTATTAAGTGGGCAGACTGCGACTTCAGTACAAGGTGTTAAATTTGCAGGTGCTATCCAGCGATGGATATGCACTACAGGTGATGTTATTACAGCCTTGGGCGGTGAAGGTTTTGCGTGGGATGACACGTACGCAAACAGGGGAAGAGGCATTGTGATGAAAATTCTCAACGGTGGATTTATCCAGGGCGCCAACTGGGTGTTCTTGCCGTCCCCAAATTTGCAACCGTGGAATGTAAGGCAAAATGTTAATGTCAATGGTGTAGTTGGCACTATGGTTGATTATGGAGCAGGTGGAACGGTTTTTAATGGTGCCACCTTTGACGGTAGATTGCTGACAGGGGTGGCGAATAAAGGATTTATATTAAGAGGAATTGGTAGGTATCTAAACCTGAAAAACAGTGGTTATGGATACAAAGGAATAGTAGATGGTGGGCTAAAGCTTATAAATGCATATGGCTACAGTACTAGTTTTAAATCCGCACCTGATGTCGGATTTGTACTATCAAGGTCTATAAATCTTACTCCTTTTAGGCAACTGAAAGTTGGATTTAGGTTTCTTCGTTTCTCAGGTGATGGAACACCATCACAGCCTGCAAGAATTATATTAGAGTTGGGTGTAACTCCGATAAGTCAGGCAGGAGGTGAGTCTTACAGCAATGAAAGTGATACGATTTTAAAGGATATTGGACAACGGTCTAATGAAATATCGCATGGGATGACATCTACTAGAGTGGGAGCAGGAAATCAAAGCGACCAAGCACAGCAGTATTTGACATTAGATGTTTCAGCAAGTCAAGGTCATCACTTTGTATACATTATGCTTGGGTATATTGAGCATGAGTATTCAAATGGCAGTGTATATGCTGAAGTAATAATTAACCATATAGAATTGATAAATTAGGAGATTAGGATGAGTAAATTGATATTGAAAGATAAGACAGAGATAGAGCTTACTACACATTACGGCGACACTTTTGTCACAGTGATAGATAACTTTGCAAAGCTTGATGAGCTTAAGGACAAGCTTACAGATGCAAATACTGTAATCATGACAGTACAAAGTGATGGCAGTGAGGAGACTGTAACAGGCCTAAAGCTGCAGGGTATCACTATAAATTTTGTAAAGGATGAGACAGGAGTAATTTCTCAGATACAGGCATTACTCATGTTCAGGGCAATGGACAAAGTAGAGCAGGTAGAGTCCACCTTAACAGGTCGTATAGACGCCTTATCAAATATGGTAGCAGAGCTTATGGGAAGCGAGGAAGGAGAAGGAAATGAGCAGTAAAAGAAAGTTAAAAGTGTATGTGAGATTCTATGCATCAAGGATTAAATACGGCCTTATGACACTTGATGAGGTGCCGGCTAAATATAAAGAAGCGGTAGAAGAGTTCATGAAGACTGATGAGTACTTGATGATGTAGCTTGATAACTAAAAAAGCTGTATTGATAACAAAAAAGGATATTTTGATAACAGAAAGAGGGAGATAATCCCTCTTTTTATATTATGCTGAAGAAATTATTTTTTTGAAAGGAAGGAAAAAAGATGAAAAACGGATATGTTGAAAGATGGGCAAAGGCAGCAGCGGTTAGAGCACTTAAGACAATGGCACAGACAGCTGTGGCAACGGTGGGAACAAGTACAATAATTGCCACAGTTGACTGGAAAGTGGTTGCAAGTGCATCTGTAGTAGCAGGAGTTTTATCACTGCTTACAAGTGTTGCAGGACTGCCTGAAGTGGAGGAATAGAGAGGGCTTAGGCTCTCTTTTTTGATGCAAGAAAGGATAAAAGGATATGATTAAAATTGGACAGGCAAGCAGAGACGAAAGAGGCAGGTACAGCGGTGGTATGGCAGGAGACCAGGATGGAAGAGAGGTCTTAATCCGCGAGTGGTACAACCGCCCGTGGAACAAAGTTTTAAGAGCAAAGAATCCGAGTATAGCAGAGAAGATAGCCGCAGCTATGGAGGATGCGTGTAGAAACGACAATATTGGATATGATCAGTATGAGCGAACTACTTTATACGACCTCTGTAAAGCAAATGGATGGAATATAAAAGCTGTAAATAAACCATGTGAGACTGACTGCTCTGCACTGGTTTCAGTTTGTGTAAATGTGGCAGGAGTGAGATTATCGGGAAGTATCTATACCGGAAATGAATCTGCCGCCCTTTTAAAGACAGGTGAGTTTGAATTGCTTGATGCGCCTAAGTATCTTACGACTGATGAGTATTTACGAAGAGGAGATATTCTTTTGTATGAATTTCACCATACTGCTATTGCACTTGAAAATGGAAAGAAGGCTGAGAAGACTAAGCCTTCACAGGTAGAGTATCCGCTAGGCTGGAATGTTTCTAGCGACGGTCAGTGGTGGTATGCCGACACGCCACACAGTCGCATAGTAGGCCGATGGGCATATATCAACGGCAGGTGGTATGTATTCGACCAAAAAGGCTCTATGATTAAGGGCTGGTTTAAGCAAGGGGATGACTGGTATTATATGAATTCGCTGGATGGAGCTATGCTCAGCGGTCAATGGATAGATGTAGATGGAATGTCTTTTTATCTTACGAAATCAGGAGTTATGGCAATAAATGCATATATAAAAGCGGATGGTAAGGATCTGTATTATTGGGTTGACGCTGATGGCAAGTATCAGAAAGAGTATGATACTTCTACCCCTGATTTAGATAAGTACGATTTAGCAGAGTAGGAATAATAAGAAAGGATGATTAAAATGAGAGCAAATATTTTATATTCGGTGATTGGAGCAGTAGGAGGATTTGTAGCAATGGCTTTCGGCGGATGGAGTGAGGCTTTAATCACTCTGATTGTATTTATGGCAGTAGATTATGTGACAGGTCTTGCAGTCGCAGGCATATTTAAGAAAAGCAAGAAAAGTGAGAATGGTGCGCTTGAGTCAAGAGCGGGATTTAAAGGTTTATGCCGCAAAGGCGTTGCACTACTTATAGTACTTGTAGCAGTAAGACTTGATATCATAATGCATACAACATACATAAAAGATGCAGTTATCATAGCATTTGTAGCAAATGAAAGCATTTCTATAATCGAGAATGCCGGGCTGATGGGTGTGCCGGTACCGGGAGTAATTGCAAAGGCTATTGATGTATTAAGAAAAGATTCTGACAGTGTAAAGAGTGAAGGTTGATATTTTAGACTTTGCAAAATGAAAAAGTTATAGTTCAAAGAGTAGGCAAGAGAGTCACATCTCTTGCCTTATTTTTATTTTCTCATAAGTTTTTCTTTTAGGTCGCCTGGCTGTAGGCCTGTGAAGGAGGCAAGAACATCAATTTTGAATTTTATCATGTCTATCCCTATATCTTAGAAATATAAATGTAGGTCCTGTAGGTGTGCCGGTACGACCGGTATACTGGATTATCGCCGGCTATTTTTCAGACTTTTTTTACTTTTCTTGAATTGTGCTTTTGAATTAAAATCTTTTGTACTTTTTTGAAAGTGTCGGTTGATATAATACTTTCATGCGATCCTGATTTTTCTTCTTTTTTAAATCGTATATATCCTGTATAAGTCTTATTTTTTAACATTACCTTTACTGAGTTTGCGGAAAATTCTTTACCTCTTTTTCCTCTATAGCCGGCTGAATTGAGTGTCCTTGCCGTCTCAGATAGATTGTGCGTTTCTAAATATGTTGCAAAGCATAATTTAACACAATCGGCTTCTTTTTGTATTATTTGTAATTTAGTATCCTTCTTGACGTAACCTTTTAAAAATGAAGGAGTATATTTATCTTGCTTGAATTGTTCTGTAAGTGCAAAACTTACTCTTTCACTTGTAAGCTCTCTTTCCAACTGTGCAAAGACTCCTAAAATACCTATTATTGCACGTCCAAAAGGAGTAGATGTATCAAATGCCTCAGTGTATGATACAAGATCAATATCTAAGTTGTTTAGTGTGTTTACAGTCTGGTATAAATCGGATACGCTTCTTGTGAACCTGCTTAACGCCCAGAACAGAACTATATCAAATTTTTTCTCTAATGCATCTGCCATAAGCTCTTGAACTGCAGGCCTATGAACCATGTCTTTAGCACTTATACCCTCGTCTGCATAAAGTTTATAGATAGAATAACCTTTTTCGGAGCAGTAGTTTCTCAGCGTTCTCTCCTGAGCGGCTAAAGAGTAGCCTTCTCTGGCTTGATCAAGAGAAGATACCCGGATATATATTGCAACCTTTTTAGTCATATGTTAGAATAACCTTGCCTTTCTTTGAGGTGCCCTGCAGGTTTGCTTTGGTCGGCTACTGCAGGGCTGTTTTGTTTATTCAGATGTGTTTTCTATTCAGCCGGATTATAGAATATTCCGTTATCATTGATGTACTCAACCACCTCGCCTTCTGAAACAGATAATGTTCCGGCTACAGATAATCCGTTGTTCAGATCTAATGTAATCTGATACTCACCGATTTCCGAAGGCCTGTCATTGTCTATTCCGTCAACTGTGCCGTAATACGCACCTGAAATCATGCTGTCTATTTGTCTTTGTTCATTGGCTGTAAAACTTCCGTATGTTCTTCCAATCATCATTTCTTTTTTCATATATCCACCTTTCTTCTTCGCTTACAGTTTGTGTTCGCTGGTCGGCTCTGTAAGCTCTCTGTAAGTTCCTTATGTATCTTACAATGATATATTACTCTATTATTAGAGCAATGTCAAGCGCTTTTACTCTATTTTTAGAACTTTTTTTATTGCTTTTAAATGATACATAATATATACTTAAAAACAAGAAAAGAAAGCAGGAACTACGATTATGATTAGATATAAAATAGATATTATGAAAGAGCTGAATGATAAAGGATACAATTATACGCGAATAAAAAAAGAAAAATTACTATCCGCTCAGACATTAGAGAATATAAAGCAAGGAAAATCTATTACATTGGATACACTTAATAAAGTTTGTCTGATGACTAAATTACGTGTGGAAGACATTATAGAAATGGCTGCCACAGATGAAGAAAGAGAAAAGTATTATCAGTAGAAGTTGTTTGTAAATAGTTATTGGTAGGAACTTACTAGTAACAAAGCACCTTAAAATGCTATAAAACAGGCGTTTCACAGTTCTCAAAGAGATAATTGTATATTGCAATACTACACTCCGAAACAATGTTTCGGAGTTTTTATGTTTTAAAAAAGTATCAAGTAAGAAATGAAAAATCTTTACAGA